CTATTCTTCGTACAGCCAGCGGTTCAAGGCTCCTTTAAACTGCTGATCGCTATCTCTGTCCCAGAAATCATACGCCCTAAAAGCAGGAACATATTCTGGTAAAGCAGTCAGCCGACATCCGCATTCCTGACGATTGTATAGCGTTCTGCCGCAGGAGGGGCATCTCTGGATATTCCAGACAAACCGCCTTGCGGATGTGCGGTAAAAGTGCTGGTACATCTGCTGGTCCAGCGTGGTCATGGAATAGCGGGCAACCCTTGCGTGCCATTTCTGATAGTCGGCAAATGCATTGGAAGCGGCTTCGTAGGAAAGTTCAAAAATATGTGCCACATCAGAAGCAGAATGGCAATGGGCGTAGTGAATTGCCATGCGTGGAGCCAGAAGATTGCTGGCAAAGGCATTGGCTTCCCGCTCATTCCGGGCAGAATTCCCTACATGTGCAAAGACATGGTGGCCCAGTTCATGCATCAAGGAAAAACGGCTTCTTCCGGCAGGCTTGTCCTGATTGTAGGCAATAATGCCGGTGCATCCATCTTGAAATGCATCGTCGGAATAGCCCATGCACATCTCATACAATTCATTATTTTTCATTTTTAATTCCTTATAGGTGTATACCTTATATCCATAGTGCCGAAGCAGACTGCAGCAGTCCACCGGAAAAGAGCGCACTTCGCACTCCTGAAACACTTCTAAAGTTGCGGCGATAATCTTTGTATCAACCAATTAAACCAGTCCTTTATGAATCAATTTCGGACAGCAGCTTGATCAGGCGCATCTTCTGTTCTGTGGAAAATTCCTTTCCATTCCTTGCGATCAGATGTTCCACATCTTCATAAGTAGGCTCGTATTCTTTGACAGGGGTACCCTTTGCCATTGCCTCCAAGTCTTTCATCTCGATTCCCAGATTCCGGCATATTAGGTTGACATTGTTGACGCTGGCGCGTCCTACTCCGTTCTTAATAATCCCATATAAGGTTGTATAGGGCATGCCGCACTTGGCGGCGAAAGATTTTAGATTATAGCCCTGTTCCTTGATCAACTGTTCCAGGATTCTTGCTTTATCCATAATTCCACCTCATTTTATACTCTTTCCAAGGTATATAGATTCATTATATACTCTTGAACATATTTTGTAAATGATAAAATTCGGAAAACCGAATAAATACGGAAATCAGAATTTATCGTATTGACATAATACGAAATAAAGAATATAATCAGGTTAACAAATTCGGAACTACGAATTTGAATAATCTTGGAAAGGAGTAAAAAATGCTGGTTTATCAAAATCTGCTTGAGGCAATGAAAACAGAAAAAGTTACATTTCTGCAGATGGGAAAACTTCTGGACTGTCAATATCAGACGGTCAGCAGCATCGTGAACGGCTCTACCAAAAAGGGATTCTATTATGAGGATGCATATAAGATCCACAAGACCCTGTTTGAAAAGTACAACTTCCGATGGCTGTTTACAAGATATGACCCATCACCTGATCAGAACTAATGTTCGATAAAAACAATATAGCATTATGTAACTGGAGAGTCAATTAGCAATATTGCCAAAAGTAAAAAGCATGATACGGAGGTGGTGAGTTGGCGCAGGAAAAGACGATTTTGGAAAGCATACGGGAATATCTGACGACCTGTCCGGTGTTTAGCGGAAGCGTTATCCATAAGGATTATCTTCCCGATGGAGAAGGCTATTCCGTTAATACGGCAAAAGGAGAGCCAGTTTATAAGAAGTATGCAGATGGGAAGGTACTGAAACAGTACTGGTTTACCGTAACTATGAAAGCGCTGGATACAGAAGACGCAAGCCGTACGGTTGACGGCATCGGGAACTGCCAGTATCTGGAGGAATGGCTCGAGAAGCAGAGCCAGGATGGAAGCCTTCCGGAAATGGAAGGAGTCACGCCGGTCAGAATCGACACGGTAAAAAGCGGATACCTGGATTCCAGGGAAGCCGGATACGTAAAGTATCTGATGGAATGCAGGATGGTCTATCTTGACAACAGATAGGCGAATGTAAAAATGGCGGACAGCAAAAAAGACAGCAAAAATTTTTTAAAAGTAGAAGGAGAGAGAATTATGACAAACAATCAGAAATTAGTAGGAAGACACAAGAGACTGGCCTTTATGAAGGTAGGAACAGAAGGAACTTATGACAGGATTACCGGATTCACCTCATTGATCGAGGGCAAGGAGGCAAAGGAATACGCACGCCAGTATATCGATGAGGCAACGGAGAGGACTGACGTAGTCGGCTATGCTACCGGAATCGAGTATGCATTTGACCGCTATACCAACAATGCAGTACATGAAAAGATCGCCAATATTACAGACGACGAGCTTCTGGGCGTAGACGCGCAGGTAGAGATCGTAAGCGTGGATGTATTCGAGGAGAAGGCAGGAGGCAAATATCCGTCCAGAAAGCGTACATACAGCGTAGTTCCTGATACGACAGGAGACGGCACGGATGCCCTGATCTACAGCGGAAACTTTAAGGCTGTATCTGAAATCGTAAAAGGATACTGCACAACGACAGATAAATGGCAGACATGCACATTCGTAGAGGGCGAGATCCCGGCAGAAGCCTAAGAGAAAGAGAGGAATCAGTTAGATGAGTTTGTGGAAATTCGGAACATTTGAACAAGAAATTGACTTTACAGATGCGGACTTCATGGACGCCCTGGAGGAAGCCCAGGAGCAGTTGGTCATCCAGAGCAAAGAAACCCCAAAGGTGGGAAAGAAAAGCGACATTATCCGCGCGCAGGTAGACTGTTTTGCCCAGTTCTTCGACCATATATTTGGCCCGGGAACCAGTGAAAAGATGTATGAAGGAAGAGTCAGCCTGGAACTGGCGATCCAGTCAGCAGAATCATTTTCCCGGTTTGGAGAACAGGAAGGCAGACGGATGGATCAAAGTTATAGCAAATATTATGTAACTGCGAACCGTAATACGCAGCAGAGGCAAGGCGGCCAGAAAGGGCAGCATCATAACAGGTGATTCCTATGAACCCTTTATATGAAAAGTTTCCTGACTATGTGGAAGTCAGAGGCAAGCGGTGCCGCATTGTGACAGATTTCCGGGAATGGATCAAACTGGTAGAACTTCTGGATGACGAGGGAGTTCCCGGCAGAAAGAAGACAGAACTCTTATTGCAGTGGTATATCGACTGTCCGGAAGATACGGAAGAAGCAATATATAAACTGGGAGAGTTCCTGGCAGGCAATGTGCTTTACCCTGAGCCAAAGAAGACTGATTCCTCAAAAAGCGAAAGCGAGCCGGTGTTTTCATACACCGAAGATGCCGGCTGCATCTTCGCTGCTTTCCTGGAGTACTATGGCATTGACCTTGAACGGGTGAGGTACATGCACTGGTGGAAATTCTTGATTCTATTCGAAGGCCTGCCGGAGCAGGCGGAGATTAAGCAAAGAATGATGTACCGCAAAGCAGATCTGAATTCGATTAAAGACAAGGAAGAGAGAAAGCGGGTAAAAGAGATCAAGAAACGGGTCGCGCTCCACAGAAAGAAGGGCAGCGTATCCGATTATGAGATAGGAGAATTATTCTCATGACAAAGCAGATTGAAAAGGTGCTGAAGATTCCGGTTGTGCGGAAATGGTACCGCTGCCCCAATCAAGAATGCGGGCAGAAACTATTGATATATGACAACACCGCACAGTGCAGCGGAGTGTATATCCGATGCAAGAAGTGCGGGAGAGAGGTAGAAATCAGAATAAAAAATTAGAAGAAGACATATGTGAGCCAGTGAGCCGTGTTAATCAAGAAAGGATGATAACATGGCAGAAGAAAAGACAAATCAAGTGGTTGCTGAACTTGGCAATATGGTAGACACCACTGGCAAAATTGTTTCAAATGCAAGCGGTATATTTACGAAATTGTCAGAAGCAATGGCAAGTGCCGGAGGGGCAGCGGAAACGTTGGGAATTGATCTATCTACAACCCTTCCCGGCCTGGAAAGCGTTACACAGGCATGCTCTGGCATGGGAGATGTAATGGGAACTATTGGAGGCGGATTCAGTTCCGCAGCAGGAATGATCAGCGGGTTTGCGGAAAAACTCGGGGCGCTTCCAAAAGTTGCGGAAGGTCCATTTGCAACAATTCTTCAAAAAGTCGGAATGCTGTCCTCTGGATTCGTAAATCTTCTGGGCGTTGGAGCAGGCCTGGGAATTGTAGTTGCAGGCCTGGGATTGCTGCATCAGACTTATGGAGAGCAGATTGACGGGATTATTGAAATGATGATAACAAAAGGGCCGGAGATTATTGGAGGTCTGTGCAATGGGATATTGGAGGCCTTGCCGATGGTGATGGAAGAAGGGGCATTGCTGTTAAACAGCCTTATGGAAGCGATTATAATCAACCTTCCTGTACTATTGGAGGGAGGCTTTAGCATTATATCCGGACTGATTACAGGCATTGCAGAACAGTTGCCAATGCTGGTTCCAACGGCGGTAACATTGCTCCTGACCTTGGTGCAAGGATTGATCGATAATATTCCACAGCTAATCAGTTCAGGCCTTACGTTAATTATGGGACTGGCAGAGGGACTGATTAACGCAATACCAATTTTAATTGCGATGGCTCCGGGTATAATTCAGAGCCTGCTGACGGGATTATTGACGATGATACCTCAGATAATCCTGACAGGCATAGAACTGATCGGCCAGCTGGCGCTTGGCCTGGTAGAGGCAATACCGCAGATTATTGACGCGATACCGCAGATTATTGATTCAATAAAATCTTCCTTCAGCAGCGTTGACTGGGGAGCGGTAGGACACGACATCATCGAAGGTATAAAAAATGGCGTAGGGAAGGCTGCAGACATGCTGCTGGATATGGTTAAGGGCGTGGGAAAGAAAGCTTTAAACGCTATAAAAGACTTATTTAAAATTAATTCCCCATCCCACGTTTTCCGTGATGAAGTAGGTAAGATGATGGCATTAGGCATGGGAATCGGATTTGAAAATAATGTACCTTTGGGACAGATGAAGAAAGGACTGGGGCAGGCGTTAAAGACGCTGGAAGGCCAGGCAAGCGTGGCTATGTCCACCTTTGGAGGCGGAATATCTTATCAGAATTCCATCCTATCCGGCGGCAGCGCAATGCAGGGATTCGACTTTGATGAGTTCGAACGCCGGCAGAGAAAGATCAACAATGAAAGAACAGACAGGCCTGTATTCCTGAATGGACGTCAGGTAAACAGAGCATTAAAGAAAGGAGTGCCAGTGACAGTATGATGAATGTGTATTATAAGAATCATTTTGGCGAGGTGGTGGATCTAAAGAGCGGGCCCTATCATTTGCTGGCGGGAGATCTGCTGGATTATAAGTGGAACGCCCTGTCATCTGCAAACCAGATTACCGGGTTTGAAAAGGAGATCCATGAGAAAAGTGTTACCTTTGAAGTATTTGCGTCAAAAGCGGAATATCACAGAGCACTGGACTTGGTGACAGAGATATTTGAGAAAGATATACTGGCCGGCGTGCCAGGCAGGCTGTACTTCAACCAGCAGTATCTAAAATGTTACATTACTGAGTCCAAAAAGACGGAATGGGAGTCGGATGTGCTTGCGGTGACAGAACTTGCGGTGACCACGGACTATCCTTATTGGATAGAGGAAAAAGAGATGCATTATGAGCCGACAGATACCATGTCAAGGGATAACAAGAGATATCCACTGCGTTATCCATACCGCTACTCTAACGGTCTGTCAGACATGACAATACTAAATGAACATTATACGGAAACGGATTTCCGCATGGTGATATTCGGACCTGCCATAAGCCCGGCGGTTTTCATAGGAGACCAGTTATATCAGGTGAATATGAAGATCGAGGCAGGAGAGTACGTGACAATAGATAGTTCCCAGGGAACAATCATACTTACGAAGACAGACGGCAGCAGGGAAAATGCATTTAACAGCAGAGAGAAAGAACAGAACATCTTTGCCAGAATTCCGCAGGGCATGAGCCGGGTAAAATGGAACGGGGATTTTGGATTTGACATTATCCTGTTCCAGGAAAGGAGCCAGCCAAGATGTGCATAAAAGATATGATTATTGCCAACAGCAGAGGGCAGGAAAAAGGATTTCTGACGGAATCTGCGCAGTTGGACATTGATCTGGGAGATACCAATGATTTTGAACTCCAGATGGCGCTTTCCGAATATATGAATCTGGGATATCAACTGGGGGATCGGATCTACCTGCCAGGCACCGAATACGGAGGACTGATCGAAGATAAAGAGACCTCGACTTATGAAGACTCCGTATTCTTAAGAGGCTATACCTGGAGAGGACTGCTGCAGCAGAAAATCATTTGCCCGGAAAAGGGGCAGGAAAAACTAACAATATCTGGAGAAGCCAATGAAGTATTGGCAGTCTTGACAGAAGGATGGTTTGACGGCCTGATGCAGGTAGATGATGTTGACAGCGGCATCCAGATACAAGGCTATGAGATGGATGGCTACGTGGATGGCCTGGAAGGATTGACCGGGATGCTGAAGTCCGCGGGAGCAAAACTGGAACTTGTCTATGAGCAGCAGAAGTTTTCCGGATGCGTAGTGATCCGGGCGGTGCCCATCGTGGATTATTCGGAAAATATTGAATATAGCAATGACAATAAAGTGCATTTTACCACGCGGGATTATCAGATGGGAACCAATCATCTGGTCTGCTATGGCAAGGATAAGGAAGAAAAATTAATCACAGTCCATCTGTATGCGGATGAAGAAGGAAATGTCAGCGAAAAGCAGTCCTTCTTCGGAGCAGACGAAAGGGCGGCAGTGTATGAGGCAACAAGCCAATCCGACCGGGCAAAGATGATTGAAGACGGTACGGAAAAACTGAAAGATGCAGGAAACTATAAGGAACTAAGTATGACAATCCAGGATATCGAAGTGGCAGTCGGAGATATCGTGGGCGGCCGCGAGAGAATCACAGGATTGTACATGAAACAGCCTGTAACAGGCAAAATATTGAAACTCGATGTTAACAATAAAACTATAGAATATAAGGTTGGTGAATAATATGGGATTAAAAGGAATTACAATTGAAACGCCGCCTCAGGCGGAAGCACACATTAACGCAGCAGACGACAGAGCCATATGGGAAGCAGTTATCGGTATGGATGGAGTCGTAAATGTAGGACAGAAGTTAAAAGCAACTTTGATCTCCAATAACCTGCTTCGGGTATATGACGGAGCACTGGTAGTAGGAGGAGCAGTCGGACGCATTCCGTTTGGGGAATATGAGGACATTACGATTAATAATGGCACGCAGAATCAGTTGCGGAATGATCTGGTAGTCGCGCAGATAGAAGCAAATGGAGCCATTGAAAACATGAAACTCCATTATATCCAGGGAGTACCGGGAGAAGTGGCAAAAGACCCGGATTATACCGCAGGAAATGTGTATGAAGGAGAGACGCTCAGGCAGTATCCGCTGTATCGGGTGAAACTGAATGGACTGAACGTGGAAGCGGTGGAACCGCTGTTTGAAGTGCTGCCGAATTTGGGGAAGGTGAAGGATGAAGTTGGTGAATTAAATAGAAAATTATTTTCGTGGGATGCATGGCGTCAATGCTTTTTAGGAACACATACCTACCGATTACAGTTTGGCGATATTAATGGAAATATAATACAAACAAATCAATTATCAATTCCCTGGCTACCCTCGGAAGTTACTGTGTCATTATCAAAGATCAATATCCCCGGAGCAGGTACTGTAGCGATTGATTATAAGTCAGCACATCTTACCGCAGAGGGAGGCCTGTATATATACTGCTCGACGGCAGGGGCTAATGGTGTCACAAGCCTCAAGTGGCAGGTTATTGATGCAACTATAACCGTACAGCACAAGTAATTAATGGATTATTACTTAATTCCTATAAGCATCCAACTACTAAACGACCAGCCATTTACAGTCCAGTTACCCATAACAAAAGATGTAGTAGATGCAAACCGTACGCTGCCTCCAATACTGTAACCTGTATTTGTTCCGACTCTTCCAAATTCTAGGCTTTTGCCGATAAAAGAATCATTAAATAGCATGATATGTGGGTTGAGTTCAGTCAAAAAGTATGTACCGGAATAAAAAAATGCTAGATACATTGTTTTAAACTGTGTGATATCTTTGATTGGAAATATACCGCTTGTTACAGCGTGTGCCAATATCTCAATGCTTTTAAAACTACTTTCTAATTTTCTATTTAATTCAGGTTTTCAGTGTATTCCGTGATTTGGTTATATATTTAGATGTTTACAAAAGTTTTTAAATCATAAAAAATAGGATTGCCTATAAAAAGTAAATATAAAAACGCTAATAGAGTATAATCATATTGACTAATAGAGTATATTTGCTTATAATGATGAAGAAAAAGAATAATTAAACGTTAAATACATAGGGGAAAGAGAGGAAGAAATATGATTTGTCCAAAATGCGGAAGCAATAACGTAACAAGCCATGCTGTTACGGAACAAACAACTGAGGGGAAGACGAAAGGATTCGGCTGGATTAAGGCATGTTTAGGAACTTTGATTGCAGGACCATTTGGCTTTTTATGTGGCTTGTGTGGCATGGGAAAAGGAAAAAGCAAGACGACTTCGGAAACTAAGGTGATAAATGTATGTCAGGATTGCGGCAATCAGTTTTAGAAACGATTAGAATGATCGGAAATCATTCCGGTTGTCATCAAATGCCAGAACGAAGTTTTTTTTATAAAGGCAAGCAATTTCCAGTGTGTGCAAGATGCACTGGAGTGATTATTGGTCAAAGTGTAGCTTTGATTATAGGAATATTTAAAGATATATCGTTTAGGAAAGCGTTTTTATGTTTGGCGGTTATGGGAAGTGATTGGGGGCTTCAGGAGAGCCGGATTAAAGAATCAACAAATTTTCGACGTTTGATAACAGGATTTTTAGGAGGGTTTGGATTTTACTCCATTTTAGTAGGAATTTTAAAAAAATGTGTTAGTATGAATTCTAGAAACATGAAAGAAAAATAA